GGGATTATATCTTAAAGTGCCAGAACCAGAAATCCCTGTTCATAAACCAGAACATTGTTCTGGACATAAGAGATTTAAGAAAAGTTGTGCTCTTTGTCAGGAGATAGTGGCGTAATGGCTGGATTAAGTGCATCAGGATTAAAAACACAAATTAGAAGTTATACAGAGGTAGATTCAACTGTGTTATCAGACAGTGTTTTAGAAAACATAATATTAAATGCACAATACAGAATATTCAGAGATGTGCCCATAGATGCTGATAGAAAACAACAATCAGGTAATTTAGTTACGGGGCAAGAAACAATTAACGCTCCAGCGGGTGCTGTATTTATTAGAGGAATACAAGTGTATGATTCTACTTCAGCAATAACTGGACCTAATGTATGGTTGGAAAAAAAAGATGTTACCTATCTTCAAGAATACATATCATCAACAGCATCGGCTAAAAGGGGACAACCTAAATATTATGCTATGTTTGGTGGTGCTACAGGAGAATCTGATACCACATCAGGAAGAATGATGTTTGCTCCTGTGCCTGATACAACTTATAAATTTAGGGTTCATTATAATGCTGCCCCAGCTTTATTAGAAAATGATGATACAAATTATATTAGCCTTAACTTTCCAAATGGGCTATTATATTGTTGTTTATCGGAGACATATGGGTTTTTAAAAGGGCCCATAGATATGTTGACTTTATATGAAAATAAATATAAACAAGAAGTACAAAAGTTTGCTAATGAACAAGTCGGTAGAAGACGAAGAGATGACTATACTGATGGAACTGTTAGAATACCGGTAACTTCGGCAAACCCATAGGAGATAAATTATGGCAATAACATCGGCAGTATGCACAAGTTTTAAACAAGAGCTTTTAGTTGGAACACACAACTTTACAGCAACTACAGGAAATACTTTTAAAATAGCTTTGTACACAAGTTCAGCTACATTAGGAGCTAGCACAACAGCTTTTTCATCTACTAATGAAATTACAAATTCATCTGGGACTGCATACACATCAGGTGGTGCAACATTAACAAGCGTAACTCCAACAACTTCTGGAACAACTGCGCTTTGTGATTTTTCTGATGTAAGTTTCACAGACGCATCTTTTACAGCTAATGGTGCATTAATTTATAATTCATCGGCATCTAACAAAGCAGTTGCAGTAATTGCTTTTGGTAGTGACAAAACTGTATCATCTGGTACTTTTACAATTCAATTTCCAACAGCTGACGCAACTAACGCAATCATAAGATTAGCATAAGGAGGTAAGTCCTTATGGCTAATTCTTGGAACGAGTCAGGTACTACCTGGGGAACTGGTCGTTGGGGAACAACTGACGCTATTGCAAGTGGTTGGGGTGCTGATGCTTGGAATACTGGTGGTTCATGGGGCCAGGCTACTGATGAATTAGTAATATTAACTGGACAATCCGCAACACTTTCTCTTGGTACACCTATTGCTGCAGCTCAACAAGGTTGGGGTAGAGATGAATGGGGTGAAGAACCATGGGGTGAAAGTTTTGATCCAGTTGTAAAACCAACTGGACAATCCGCAAGTTTATCTTTAGGAACTGTTTCTGTTTCTGCACAAATAGCAGCAGGTTGGGGACAAGATGGTTGGGGAGATGAAAACTGGGGACAATCAGGAATAACTTTTGAAATAACAGCTCCTGATGCAATAAATTCATTCCTTGGAACTGGTAGTGCTTGGAATAATGGTGCATGGGGAGAACCACAAGCTTGGAATACTTTTGTTTTATCGCCTGCTGATGTTGTTGGAGTAACAGGACAATCTATTACATCTACTCTTGATTCTCCAACTGCAAAAATAGATTTTACAGGAACTTTATCTGGACAATCTGCAACAGCTTCTGTTGGATCAGTAACCGTTGATGATATAGCCGTAGGATTAACAGGTCAATCTGCATCATTTAGTGTAGGAACAATAACTCCTGCAGATGTAGTTGGTATATCAGGTGTATCTGCAACAGCTAGTGTTGGAGATGTTGATGTTGCTCCAGTAGAACTTATTGATATAACCGGAGTTTCATCTACATTATCTGTTGGATCAGTAACTGTCGCTGATATGGCTGTAGGATTAGCTGGTGTAACAGGCACATTTTCTGTAGGATCAATAGCTCCTGCAGATGTAATGGGATTAACAGGACAATCTGCAACAGCCTCTGTTGCTGCATTTGGCACTGCTTCAGGCTTTGGAATTCAAGGATATTCAAACATTGACACTGGTTCAAATTCATCGTATACAAATGTTGCAACTGGGTCAAATACAAGTTATAGTGACGTAGCATAGGAGATAAAATTATGGCTTCAACATATACACCTCTAGGAATAGAGAAACAAGCAACCGGTGAAAACGCTGGTACATGGGGAACTAAAACTAATACTAATTTAGAAATTATTGAACAAATAGCTGGTGGTACTACTTCACAAGCTGTATCTGATTCAGGAGACACAACTCTATCTGTTTCAGATGGATCAACTGGTGCAACTCTTGCACACAGAGTAATAGAATTTACTGGTACACTTACAGCATCAAGAAACGTTACAATACCTTTAGACGTTCAACAAATGTATCTTTTAAAAAATGGAACTTCTGGATCTCAAAACGTAGTATTTAAATATGTTAGTGGTTCAGGAACAAGTGCAACTGTTGCAAATGGTAAAACTGTTATTGCTTATGCAAAAGCAGATGATGGAACAAATCCAAACATAGTTACTGTTGAGTTTGGTGGTGATGTTGTAGATGACACTTCTCCACAACTTGGTGGTGATTTAGATACAAACGATTTTAATATTGCATTTGATGACGCACATGGAATCAATGATGAAAATGGTAATGAACAAATAATATTTCAAACAACTGGATCTGCAGTAAACCAATTTGATATTACAAATGCTGCAACAGGTAACTCACCTTCAATTTCAGCCACAGGTGGAGATTCTAATATTAACATGGTCCTTGTTCCAAAAGGAACTGGAGAGACTGTTATCGGTACAGGTGCAGCTGCAGCTACATTAACAACAAGTGGTGCGCATGACCTTGTTTTAGACACTAATTCTGGGACTAACTCAGGAAGTATTACTATTACGGATGGTGCAGATGGTAATATAAATTTAGCACCAAATGGCTCTGGTCAAGTTCAAGCTGGTGGTCAACAAATATCAACCGTAGGAAAAGCTATTGCAATGGCTTTCATTTTCGGGTAAAAGGAAATTAAGGAGAATAAATTATGGCAGCACCAAATCTAGCTAACATATCAACAATAACTGCAAAGTCTACTCAAGCAGCTTTAGACACAACTTTAACAACTGAACTTCTTGCAAATGGTTCATCTTCAGGAAAAGTATTTAAAATAAATAATATTCTTGTAGCCAATATCGATGGAACAAACGCTGCAACTACTTCAGTATTTATAACTAAAAGTGGTGGTTCACCTATAGCTCTTGCTAGCACAATCAACGTGCCAGCAGATTCTTCACTAGTAGTAATTGATAAAAACTCTGCTCTTTATTTAGAAGAGGGAGACAATATCGAAGGTGGAGCTAGCGCAGCATCAGACTTAGTGATTACAATAAATTACGAAGAGTTAAGTTAATGAGAGGTCATAGAGATTATGGCTTATTTTGCTGAACTAGACTCTGAAAATATCGTAATACAAGTTCAAATTGTAAACGATGATAATGTAGTTCCAGGCGATCATGCAACTAATGAAGCTTGGTGTGAATCTAATTTAACTCATACTACCGATGGTGTTTCTTGGAAACAAACTTGGAAAGATTCTTCTCAAAGAGGTAGATACGCAGGAGCAGGCGCAAAATATTTTACTGAAGATTGGATGGGTCACTCTACTGCAGATAAATTTCTTGGTGAACTTCCAGAAAAATATGCAAACTTATTTCATTTAGATGAAAATAATTTTTGGATTCCAAACGTACCTGAACCAATAGTCGATGATCAAGGTAGAAGTTTACCTTATCCAGAGGATAGTATTCCTGCAGATCGTGTAATATGGGGATTTTTTCCAGAAAGAAATCGTTATCAAGGTCACAGAATTATTGACGGAGTAGATGTAAAGAAGTATTATGATAATTCAACTAATACTTGGATAGTTTGGGAAGGAGAACCAGAATAAGATATGAGTAACAGAAATTTTTTAGTATCAGGTTTTAATAAAACAGGTCAAAACAATCTTGATAATCAAGGTGGACTAGTAGGACCAGATAACGATCCTGTCATTAATGATTTAGTAACAACTTTTAATTCACCAGGAACTTTTAATAGAACTGCAACAACATGTAAGTTATTAGTAGTCGCTGGAGGCGGAGGAGCAGCTACCAAAAGTGGTGGTGGCGGAGCAGGTGGTGTTAGATATTTTGCATCTCACCCTCTACCAGCAAGTTCTGTTCCAGTAAGTGTTGGATCTGGTGGAGCAGGAGATGGACCATTCCCATATACAAATTCAAGTGGAGGTGGATCTACTTTTGGATCTGCAACTCCAATTGCTGCTACTGGAGGTGGAAGAGGTGGAAATAGACCTTACCCGCCAGGACAAAATACAAACCCTAGAGGTCCAGGAGAACCAGGGGGATCTGGTGGTGGAGGAGGAAGAGGATTCCAAAACACACCTACACCTAACAATGGACCAGGAAGTGGTAATGCAGGAGGATACAATCCACCTGAAGGAAATCCAGGAGGAACAGGAAACCCTGACCCTTCAGCCGGTGGTGGCGGTGGCGGAGGCTACAGTCAAGCAGGTGTCGGAGGAGAAGACATAGGATCTCAAGGTGGAGACGGTTTAGAAGTTACAAATTTATTTCCATCAGATATAGGAAAATTAGAAGATGACGGCGGCTACTGGGTTGGCGGCGGTGGCGGTGGAACCGGACCAAATCCTCAAGTTGGAGGAAAAGGTGGCGGTGGAAAAACTGGAAACAATCCAGGTGTAGATGGCGTTGATGGAACTGGCGGCGGAGCTGGAACTCAATATTCAAATCCGGGTGGAGCTGGAGGAGATGGTATAGTTGTAGTTTCTGAAGCAGGTGCAGGTCCTTCAAGTTCTTCTGGAATGTGGACTTTAAAAGCTCAATACACTGCAATTATTGACGGTAACTGGCCAAGCTAATTGTTGCTTTTTGACTTATTTTTGATAAGTCTATACTAGAAAGTTATGAATTTAAAATATCAATATTGGTACTTTAATGGTGTCTTACCTGAAAGATTTTGCGATTTAGTTTTAAGAAGAGGGTTAGTTCAGCAAAGAAATACAGCGTATATTGGTAACATGGGAGATAGGAAAGAAAAACTAACATCAAAAGATTATCAAAATTTAAATAAAAAAAGACAATCTAAAGTATTGTGGTTAAACTATAATTGGATTTATAGAATTATACATCCTTTTATAGATGAAGCTAATGAAAATGCTGGTTGGAATTTTCAATGGGACTGGACAGAAACATCACAGTTTACAGAATATAAACCTGGACAATTTTATGGTTGGCATCAAGACGCTAATCCTGCTCCTTATAACAAAGAAAGTCCTGTAAACTTTGTAGGTAAAATAAGAAAGTTATCTTGTTCTATTCTATTAAACCACCCTCACGAATATAAAGGTGGAGAACTACAATTTAATTTAAGAAACAATGTAGAAGATGATGAAGTTATAACAGCGACTGAAGCACAATTAAAAGGATCTATAATTGTTTTTCCTTCTTTTGTTTGGCATCAAGTAAAACCAGTTACAGAAGGAACTAGATATTCTTTAGTTACTTGGCACTTAGGACAACCATGGAAATAGACAATTTTATTTATAAAAAATTTATTGATAAAAACATATGCGATGAATTAATTAATTATTATGAAAAAAGTTCTAATAAATTTAAAGGCACCTTTGGTGCTGAGGCTACACAAAATCCAACTTTTAAACAAAGCACTGAAATAACATTTAGACCTGAAGACGGATATATTTTTGAAAAATATATAAAAGAATTAAATAAAGTTTGTGAAGCGTATAAAAATAAATATATTTATTCAGATATTCAACAACAGCCTTGGGGTTGGATAGGATCTAAAATACAAAAGTATGAACCTACTGAAGGATATCATATATGGCACGCAGAAAATGAAGGATCACCATTATCTATAAATAGACATTTAGTTTTTATGACTTATTTAAATGATGTAGACAATGGAGGAGAAACAGGGTTTTTTTATCAAGACTTAAAAATAAAACCTGAGAAAGGATTAACTTTAATGTGGCCTGTTGCTTGGACACATACACACAAAGGATATCCATCACCAAATGAAACTAAATACATTGTAACTGGCTGGTATGGGTATTTACAAAAATGATTAAAATTATAGATAATTTTTTAGATTTTAACCAAGAATATTATAGGCTTTGTAAAACTTTACAATATTATAATCCTGATGATTTTGAAAAATTAACAAAAGAAAGAAACGAGTATCCTGGTGTTAGAACAGATTTTTTAGATAGAAAATATCCTTTCTTATTTTATTCAGTCTTGGGTTATATAAAAAACAAATTTGACATAGATTTAAAAAACTATGACAGGATTAGAGCACACGCTCAATTAAGATTATCTAAACACGCAGCTGAGGATTGGATACATAGAGACTGGGGAGATACAATTTTAATATATTTATCACCAACTAATTTAAAATCTGGCACAGCTTTTTATAGAAAAATAGGAGAAGATAAATATGAAGAAACAGGTATAGCTAGATATGTTCAAAACAGAGCTGTCTTTTTTTCAAATGGAACTTTTCATATGGCTATTAATAATCATGGTAATAATATAGAAGATGGAAGATTAACGCTAACTTATTTTTTAACAAAGGAAGATTAATGCAATTATTACATACTCATAAAACAAAAAAAATATTTTATCTAGCAGGTTTGCCAAGAGCAGGTAACACGCTGTTAAGTTCTATATTAAATCAAAATCCTAAAGTTAAAGTAAGTGCTAATAGTATTTTACCAACAATAACATGGAATCTTTTTTGTCTTAAAGAAAACAAAGTGTTTAAAAACTTTCCAGATCATAAAAGTTTAGACAATGTTATTATAAATATTTTTAAAAATTTTTATAATCATATAGATGCGGAGGTTATATTTGAAAGAAGTTGTTGGGGAACACCAGCTAATCTTATGGTGTTAAAAAAATACTTTGATCCAAAACCTAATTTTTTAATTCTTAACAGACCTATATTAGAAATAGTTGCTTCTTTTGTAAGATCTAAAAGAAATTTAGAGGCGAATGATTTTGTAAGTATTTCTAGAAATTTATTTGATGAAAATCATGGTAAACTAACTCAAGATATTAGATCGGCTAGAAATATTGTTAAACGTAAAGAAAAACATTTAATGATAGATTACGATAATTTAGTTAGCGACACAAAATCTTCTATACAAAAAATATATGAACATTTTAATTTACCAAAATTTGAACACGACTATGACAATATAAAACAGTTTACATTTAATAATATAAGTTATGATGACAATGTTTTAGATTTTGATCTTCATTCAATCAGAACAGACGGAATTAAAAAACAAGATATAAATGTAGAAGATTATTTAAATAAAGAAATAATTAATAAATTTAAAGACTTTAATATATATGCTTAATTTTGAAAAAAATAAATATGACGTTTTAAGAAAAGTATTGCCTGAAGATTACTGTCATCCCT